TCAGCCCGCGATCAGACCATGCTGGCGCAAAGCACTGAGAATCCTAGCCAATGTTTGACGCGCACCGGTGTCGACAACAGCGCCCCCCTCGGGATCGGCGATGGCTTCGCCACGCCGCCCGACGACGGGAACACCGCCGATGATCAGTCGGCCGGCGACCACTTCGCCGTCGCGCCAGCGCCCGTCCCGATAGGCAAGCGGCTGACCCGACGATGTGTTCCAGACGGCCAGGCCGTCAGCGGCACCGGCGAACCGCCAGCCGCCGGCGGTCCAGCACGCCAGCGCATCGCCGCGGCCGGCCCAGGCGTCGGTCGGCGCGGGCCCGACGATCCAGCATTGGCCCGGCTGTGGGTCGGCGGGCGGCGTGTTGCCCCCAAGCCCCACCACTGCGGGCTGCACCAGCATGTCGAGCCGCGTCAGCGCCTCGTTGTGCGTCACTTCCTTGCCCGCCTGTCCGGCGGCGAGCAGCGGTAGCGCCAGTCGCGCGCTGATCTGATCGGTCATCGTCATGCTCCATGCTCAAGCGAAAGGCGGATCGGCGGCGACGCGGCGAGCGTGCCCTGCTGGACGATCGTGATCGTGGTGCCGGCCGCCGGTCGCGCCGCCGCGGGCAGGGTGAGCGCCGGCGCCGCCGTCTCGATCACGCGCCGGGATCCGTCCGCGGCGGCGACGGTTACCCGATAGGCTTCCGCCTCCTCGCCCAGCGGCGCATCGACCCCGTCCGGCCACGACCAGCCCGCCCGGCTACGCCGCGTCCAGCGGATCGCCAGTCCGCCGTCGCCGGACGCCTCCGCGACCGCATGGACCGGCGCGGGCGGTGCGACCGAGGCACCGGTGATCGCCACCCCGGCCTCCGCCGGCGCCGCCATATCTCCCACCCCGCTGGCGAGCAGCCGCAGCCGCCGCCCGATCGCCGCGACCGGCAGGTCGATGGTCGCGATCGCATCCGCCTCGATCAGCGCGAACCGGTCGCCGATCGCCTGCGTGCCGATCGCCGCCTCGGTGCCGCGCAGTCCGCGATACAGGCCGGACAGCGCCCACCGGCCGCCGCCCAGCGGGTCCGCCCGCTCGAATTGGACGAGTTCGTCGCCCAGCAACGCCAGATTGCCGCCCTGCGCCAGCTGTGTCGCATCGGCATCACCCAGCATCATGTCCGGCCGCGCCAGCCGCACCACGGGCCGGCTGCGCCGGTCGGCGAGCAGCGCCGAGACCGCGGCCGGCAGCGTCTCGATTCGCCCGATCACGCCGGGTGCCGCGGTCGGCCCCGCCGCGGTCCAGCTCGCGCCGTCGTCGAGGCTGTAGAGCAGCGCCGCCTGCCGCCACCCGGCGCCCTCGCCGGTCGCGATCACGCACACCCGCGGCGCCGCCAGCGCCACCTCGCCAAGGCCGGGCAGTTCCGCCGCGACCAGCACTGTCCGGCCGACGACGCGATCCGCCGCCGCCACGACACGCCCGCTGCTCGCGGCCGTCACCACCGGCACCGCGCCGAGCGGGACCAGCGTCAGCGTCGTCAGCACGCCCGACACGCTGCTGCCCGCCACGCGCCACCGCCCCGGCTCGCCGGCCAGCGTCACGATCGCCCCCGGTGCGATGCCCAGCCCCTCGACGCCCAACGTTACCTGCCGCCGCGTCCGCTCGACCTCGCCGCGCGCCACCAACGCCGCCGCGACGCCCTTTGCGGCCCCGGCTCCGATCACCGCGGGCAGCTCGACCCGGTCGATCCGCTCGCCCGGTCCCGGCCGTCGCACGCGCTGCACGCCGATCTGATAGTCGCGTGCGGGATCGTGATGCGCCACCGCCACCTCGCGCGGCACGCTGGCGAGCGCCGCCACCGTCCGCCGCCGCGCCGCGCGCCCGCTTGCCGCCATGGCGGCATCGATCACCGCGACGGCCGCGCCCGTGTCGGTCTGCCTTGCCAACCGCGCACCCTCGGCCCGCCACCAGCCGCCGTCGAGCATCGCCAGCGTGTCGAGTACGCCCCGCACGCTGCCTGCCGCCGCGAAGCCGCCGAGCGACAGCCCGCCCGCCGCCGCCACTTCCGGCGCCAGCGCCGCGGCGATGTCGCCGCAGCCCACCGCCGCGGCATCGGCCACGACTTCGAAGGTCAGCGACGGGATGCGATTGCCGTACTCCGCCAGTTGCATTCCCTCGAACACCGCATAGGCCAGTCCCCGATAGGCGGGCGTCGCCCCCATCGCCGCCGCGATCAGCGGATCGACCGCCTGGTCCTCGCCGCCCAGGTGCAGCCGGAACCCGGTCTCGCTCTTCCAGTCGCCCGCCGCGCCGCGCAGCAACTTGCCTTCCGCCCAGATCCGCCCGACCGCCAGGATCGGCCGCGCCGACAGCGCCACCGCAAAGCTCGCCGCATAGCTGTAGGTGGTGATCCCCGGCTGCCCCTTGCCGCCGCGATGGCGCGCGCGAATCTCGATCAGGTCGGTCGACCAGATCACCGTGCCCGCCACCCGCATCGTCCCGAACAGCTTCGGCATCGGCGTGCCATAGCTCGACGTCTGCACCGCCAGCTCGGTCAGCCGCGGCCCCTCGCGCGCCGCATGGCGGAACAGCCGCGCGTCGAGTGTCTGCCCGACGAGCGCGCCGACCGCACCCCCGATCGGTCCGCCGATCACCTGTCCGACCGTGCTCAGCACCAAGGTCGCCATCAGCCCCTCTCCTCGTAACGCCAGGCGCCGAGCAGCGGCCAGTCCGCAACCCCCGGCCGCTCGACCACCCGCCGCAATCCCGCGTCGGCATGCACGATCCCGCGCTCTGTCCGCACCGCGCCATGCAGCTGCCCCGGGCCGACGCGAAACAGCAGCACGTCGCCCGGCGCACCGCCGTCGCCGCGCGCCAGCATGGCATCGATCCGGGCGATCACCGCCGACGGATCGCCGCCGCGCAGCGCGTAGCCGCTCGGCACCACCCCGCACCAACCCGCCGCGCGCAGCGCCGCCGCGATGACCCCGATGCAATCGAGCCCGCTCGCCCGTTCGCGGCCGTGCAGCCGGAACGGTGCCCCCACCAGCGCCAGCGCCGCGGCGGCAACCGCTGCCCCCTCAGCCACCGGAATAGCGCGTCAGCAGGTCGATCCCCGGCAGATGCGGCTCGCCGCGAAAGTTCGCCGCATTGCCGAACCGCGCCGCGCAGGTCGCGAAACTCTTGTCGCACCCTCGGCCAGTTCGACCAACGCCCCCGCCGCCACCGCAAAGGCCGGCGCCCCCCGCAGCGTCACGCTCGCCCCCGCCGAGGCGTCGATCGCCTGCACCAGCCCCGCGTTCGCTCCGCCGAACCAGCGCAGCACCCCGCCGGCATAGGCCCCCGCCACCGGCTCGGCGTCATCCAGCGTCACCACCCGGTCGACCACCGTCACCACCCGCGCGAACCGCCGCCGCCCCGCCATCGCCACCCGGCAGCGCCGGTCGCCCAGCTCGGCGCGGCATTCCGCCGACGTTTCCTCCACCACCGGCCGGTCAAGCGCCGCGCTCGCCCCGGCCAGCTCGGCGGTGAAGCCGTCCTCCTCCAGCTCGACCGCACCGATCCGCCCCTCGCCGAGGTCGGCAAGCGCCGCCCCCGTCTCCCAGTCCACCGCGAACACCCGCACCCGCGCGCCGTCCCAGCGACCGGCGAGCAGGTCCGCCTCGCCGATCGCCGCGCTGGTCAGTGCGCCGCGCACGTCCATCGTATCCGCGTCCAGCCCGGCGGTGCGCTCGATCGCCGATGGCGTCATGCCCGGCGCGGCGCGATGCACCAGCCCGTCGACCGTCAGGTCGCGGTCATGCGTGGTCAGCCCGATCGCCACGCCGTCACGTCGCTCGATCCGCCAGCAGAAGGCGACACAGGACAGCGCCTGCGCGCCCGCCGCGTCCCCGTCCCCGCGCCCGTCCGCGCTCATGGCCGCACCTCGATCAGCGGCACCGACACCGCCTCGCCGGCACGGAAGGTCGTGCGGCTCACCCGCAGCTGATCCTCGGCGAAGCGCACCACGACATGGAAGGCGAAGCTCGCGCGCACCGTCGCCCCCGCCGCCGGCGCCGCATCGAGCAGCAGCACGCCGTCCGCCTCGACCGCAAAACCCTGCGTCGCCACCCCGTCCACCGCGACGCGGACGCTGCCCGCCACCGGCCGCACGATCCGCCGCACGGCGGCGTCATAATGTTTGACCAGCGCGAATCGTCGGGATGCGCCGTCGCCCGTACCAAGCAGTTCATCGCTGCCGTCCGCATCGAACGGATCGCGCAGACGAAAGGCGCGCGCCGGCCCCATCCGCGCGCGGAAGAAGGCCAGCAAGGTCGCGATATCCGCCTCGCTGCGCACCCCCGGCCCGACATCGTACCGGGTCCGCGCCTCCGCCCAGCCGGCGTTGCGCTGCTCGGCGCCCCCCGCCGCGGTCAGGATCGTCGTCGCGAAGCCGGGGATCACCGCCGCCTCCCGCCCCAGCGCGATCGGGAACAGCACGTCGTCATAGTCCTGCACGTCTTCCTCCCCCTCGAACCGGACGAAGCCGTCACGCATCACCTGCGGCAGCGCCCACAGCGCCACCGCCGCGACGCCGCGCGCCCGCGCCGCCTGCCCCGCCGCCTCGATCCGCGGCCAGTGCGCCGCCGCCTGGTCGCCGCGCAGCACGAACCCCGACAGATAGTGCTGCCGCGCCGGCGGATAGCCGAGCCGCGCCTGCGCCGCCGCGGCGCCCCGCGCGGTCGATCCGCTGTCCCCCGCGGTGACCCAGTCGTAATCCTCCAGCTGCAGCACGTCGAACGCCGGCGATGCCCAGCCGAGCGGCATGTTGGCGCGCTTCAGCTCGGGCGCCGCGGCATCGAGCACGGTGGGCAGATAGGTGAGCAGATGGCTGCGGCAGGCAGGAAACGCCGCCTTCACCGCGGCGACCAGCGCCGCGGTCGAAGCGGCCAGCGCCGCCCCCGCCCGGTCCAGCGTCGCCCGCTGCGCCGCGTCCAGCGTCCCGCGCACGCTGGGAATGGCGACCGGCGCGAACGCCGCCACCGCCGCCGCATCGTAGAGGCACGGCCGCCCGTCCGTCATCGTCCACCACCACGGCTCGCCGACCTGGAACAGCGGCGCCAGCCCTGCCGCCACGCCGATCGCGACGAACGCCACCGCGACCTGCCGCAGATAGGCCATCGCCCCGTCGTGCGACGGCGACAGCAAGGTCGACGGCGGCTCCCATGCGGTCAGCGCCGGCGATCCGTCCGCCGCGCGCTGCTTCCAGTCGTTCCAGCCATGCGCGTCGAACAGTTCGTAGCTCAGCGACCAGATGATGGCGTAGCCGAGCGTCTTCGCCCGTGCCGCGAAATCGCGATGCCAGGCGGCGCAGGCGGCGTTGAGCACGCCGCCGCTCAGCCCGACGTAGAAGCCGCCGGCGAGCGGATCGAGCCGGAAATAATGGCTCATCCCGACGTAATGCGTGATCGCACCGCGATAGCCGAGGTGCAGCGCATTGCGCAGCAACCGCGCGGGCGTGAGATTGTAGCTGTCGTCATAGCCGCTGGCGATGGTGAAGCCGTGCTCCGGCACCACCGCATCGCCCAGGTCCAGCACCGCGCCCGGCCCGTCGCAGGCGATGCCGGTCAGCCCCGCCCACCCCTCGCTGGCGCCGGCAAGGGCCATCGCGCTGCCGTCATAGGCGGGCGCGACCAGCGACACGAACATCCGGTCGACATCGCCCGCCCATACCGGCTGCGCGTCGTCGGGCAGCCGGAACCCGCCGTCGAGCTGCGCGAAGTCGAGCGTGACCAGCGCATCCTCGGGCGTCCCCACCGCATAATTCCACAGCCGCACGTACCAGGCGCGCGGAACGCCCGCGGCGTCGCGCCCCTCGATCGTCAGCGTCGGCCCGTTGACCGCGTCGAGCGGCTTGATCCCCGCGGATCGCCAGCGGAACCGCAAGCGACAGCCACGGAAATCGCGATCCGTCGCATAGCGCAGCAGCGGATGGTCGATCCGGTCTTCCGCCTCCCAGATCAGCCCGGCAAGATCGGCGCGCGTATAAAAGACCGTGTCGACACGCAGCGCGTCCGCGGCCGGGTTGGTCACCGCCGCCATCATCGGTCGCGGAAAATTGACCGTCCAGAACCGCGGATCGAACCGTGCGACGAACCCCGCCGCCTGCTGCTCGCGCCGCGAGCACAGCCAATGCGCCATACCACATCTCCTGAAAGGCCGCGCGGATCGCACAGGCGGACGCGGCGGCGCGCAGCTTTACCCGCCGCGCACCGCCAGCCCTGCCCAACCGGACCGGTGCGGAGCGGCCGCTTCTCCTCACCCCTCCAGCGCCGCCCGCACCGCGCGCGCGATCTGCCGGCTCGACCGTTCCATCGCCGCCGGTGCTTCCCCCGCGCCGGCCTGCACATGGATCGTCACGCGCACATCGCGCGCGCCAGCCACCGGCACCGCCGCCTCGACGCGTCCGCCCGCCGTCGGCACGAACAGTTCCGGCCCGCGCTCGCCGACGACATAGCCGCGCCCCGCCACCACCGGGCCGCCGGTCGCGCGCCCCGGCAGGCCCAGCCCGACCAGCAGATCGGCGAGCGTCGGCCGCTCTGCCGCACCGCCCCCGCCCCCGTCGCCGCCCACGCCCCAGCCCCCGCGGGCGCCGCCACCCAGCACCGCGCCGACGCCGGCGTGCAACGCCGCCTTGGCGATCTGCGCCATCGCCGCAAGCGCCACGCCCTTCAGCTCCTCGAAGCCGAACTTGCCGCTGCGCACCGCGCGCAGCAGCGCGCTTTCGATCGACCGGCCCGCCCGTTCCGCCCCGGCGCCGAGCGCGCCTTCCAGCGTCCCGCGCATCGCCTCGACCTCGCGCGCGAAGCCGGCCGTGTCGGCGCGCACGCCGATTACCATTCGCTCCACCTCATCCATCCGGAAACGCCTCCCGCATCGCCGCCAGCGTCGCGGCGTCGGGCGGCGTCACCGCCGCATCGCCGCCCCGCGCCGCCATCACCACCGCCGCCAGCTCGGCCGGCGTTGCCCGCCAGAAGGCGTCGGGGCTCCACCCCAAAACCGCCCCGGCCGCCCCCGCCAGCCGCACCGCCGCTTCGGCAAAGTCGCTCATCGCCCCGCCAGGATCTGGTGGAGCAGGTCGCGCAGCACCGGCGCCAGCTTTGCCAGCCCGACCCCGATCAGCGCCTCGCCCAGCCGCTCGCGCGTCATCCCCTCGGGCGCGTCGCGCAGGCAATGCCAGAACAATGCAACCAGCTCGCCGATGCCGAGCTTGCCCTCCGCCGCACGCGCGACGAGGTCGAACAGCGACCCCAGCTCCTGCTCCGCCGCGACCAGCGCCTGGAACGACGGTCGCAGGACCAGCTCGCACCCGTCGACGCGCAGCGCGCCTTCGCCGCGCGCCGGGTTCGCGCCCGCGCCGCTCACGACGCCACCACCGGCCCGGAACTCTCCAGGCTCACCGTATAGGATCGCTCGCCGTTGAAATCGCCGGCATAGTCGAGCTTGGTGACCAGGAACCGCCCGGTCATGCTGTCGCCGCTCTCGAAGCTCAGCCGATAGTCGTCGATCGTGCCGGCGAGCGCGTGTCCCTTGATCCGCGCCTCGGCGGCGGAGCCGGTGAACACGCCGGCGCCCGACACGCTGACGCTGCGTACGCCCGCGCCCGACAGCAACTGCCGCCAGCCGCCCGAATCCTTGTTGGTCACCACCACCGCTTCGCCGTTGACGCTCAATTGCGTCGTGCGCAGCCCCGCCACCGTCGCGAACGCCGGCACCTGCGCGCCGTCGCCGATCTTGAGCAGGAACGCACTGCCCCGTTCCACCGCCATCATCCGTCTCCTCAGTTGATCCGAAACATCCGCACCGCAAAGGCGCTGGTGCCGGTCCAATGCTCGCTCTTCCCGCGCACCAGCCGGCTGCGCGCCAGCCGCAGCCCGGCGAGCCGCCACCCCTCGGCGCCGAGATCGACGGGCATGCTCGCCATCGCCGTCTCGACCGCGATGATCAGCGCGCGCAGCCGGTCGGGCTGCTCGCCGACATCGTCATAGGTCACCGCGATCGTCCCGACGCGGCCGGTGACGCCGCTCGCATCCGCCGCGGCCAGCACCGGGTCGTCGAGCACCACCCGCGGCATCGCCGCGCGCAGCGGCGGCGCGGCGAACACCCGCGTTTGCCGTCGCAGATGCGCGAGCGTCGCCGCGTACAGCACCGCCCCCGCGCTCACCGCCGCGTCTCCGCCGCCAGCCGCATCCGCCGATACGGCCGCCACAGCGCCGCCACCGCGACGGGCGGTGCGACTCGCCCGTCGCGATGCTCGAACAGATGCGCCGCGAGCAGCACCACCCCCTGTCGCAGCGGGTCGACCAGCGTGTCCCAGTCCGCCGCCAGGCCGGCGGAATAGGTCACCGTCACCGCCGCCGGGGTCCGCACCCAGCCGATGTCCTGCGCATCGATGTCGACCGCCACGCCCGCCGCCGGTGCGGTGATCGCCCGCACCGGCAGCTCCGCCAGCCGCTGCCAGCCGGGTGCGGCGACGAGCGGCTGCTCGAACCCGCGCACGATCAGCCGCTGCCCGCAGAACGCCTCCGCCAGCGCCAGCGCCGCCGCCGCCGCCCCGCCGAGCACCGCATCCGCCTCCCCCATCCGCAGGTAATCCGCCGCGGCCGCCGCCGCGGCGCGTATCGCCCCCGTCATCCGTACCTCCTGTCCCCCCGAACCGATCGCGCGCGCCGGTCAGGCGGTGGCGAACTTCATCAGCTTGATCGCCTCGCTGTCGGCGACGCAGCCGCCGACCCGCCGCGTCGCGTAGAAGCTGACGAACGGCTTGTTGGTGTAGGGATCGCGCAGGATCGCGGTCTCGGCGCGCTCGGCGATCAGATAGCCCGCGGCGAAATTGCCGAAGGCGATCGCGAGCGCATTGGCAGCGATGCCGGGCATGTCCTCCGCCTCGACGACGGGATAGCCGAGCAGTCGCGCCGGCTGCCCCTCGAGCAGGCCGGGCTGCCACAGCGGATGGCCGTCATTGCCTTTCAGCTTGCGGATGCGCGCCAGCGTATTGGCGTTCATCACCCAGCTCGCGCCCTGTCGATAGGGCGCGCGCAGGCTCTGCATCAGGTCGATCAGCCGCTCGTCGGGCGCGCCGCCGAAATCGCTCGCCGCGCCCGACGGCAGATATTGCAGCGTCCCCAGCGGCCGCACCCCGTCGCCCGCGGTCGAAACCGGCTGGCTGAGGAACCCCCTGGGCCGGTTGACGCCGTTGCCCGTGACGAACGCCGCGCCTTCCGCCTTGGCGAATTCGACGGCGATCTCGTCCGCCAGCCATTGCTCGACGTCGAACGCCGCATCGTCGAGCATCGCCTGGCTCGCCGATGGATTGGCGTACAGCTCGCCCATCGGCGGCGCCAGTTCGGTGAACACCGGCGTCGCCGTCTCCGGTCGCGGCCCGGTCTCGCTCGCCCAGCCCGACGGCGTGCCGCCGGTGGTGATCAGCTTGCGATAGCCCGCCGAGCCGACCTGCACGACATTGGCGATGCCGCGGATCGGCGAGGCGCCGGTCAACACCCGCGCGATCTGCGCATCGATCTCGCGCGGCACCGCATAGCCGCCCGCATCGCCGCTCACCCCGGTGAACGCCTTCATCTCCAGCGTCGCGCCCTGCCGCACGAAGCCCGCAAAGGCCCCGTCCGCCTGCGCCATGCGTCCGCCGTCTCCCCGCGCCACGAGTCCGCCGTTCCCCCGCGCCACGCGCGCGCCGTCCAACGCCGGCCGATCGACCACGTCCATGCTCATTCTCCTTGTTGAAAACCCTGAGGGCCGGGTCAGTCGACCCGGTCGATCCGCGCGCCCGGCTGCATCGGCACCGGCACGAGGCTCACCTCGACCAACGCCACGCGCAGCAACTCGCGCCGCGCGCCCTGCGCCACGCGCAGCGGCCGGTAGCCGACCGACAGCCCGTCGATCGCGCGCCCGCGAACCAGCGCCGCGACGCCGGGATCCTCCACCTCGCCCTCGACGCGCAGCCCGCGCGCGTCCTCGCCGATGGCGACGATCCGGCCGACCGGGCGCCCGCGATGCTGCCACAGCAGCGGCACCGCGCCGGCATCGGCGAACGCGCCCGCGCGCATCACGTCGCCGGCCCGGTCGGCGCGATCGAACAGCGCCGCATAGCCGCCGAATTGCAGCGTGGCGCTCACGCCAGCCACGCCTTGAACCCCAGCTTCACCGCCAGTCCGGCGAGCAGCAGCGCACCGGCGATCCGCATCATCCATCCCAGCACCGCCTTCCACGCCGACCTTTTGGCATCGCGCCACGCGCCAAGCAGCTCGCGCAGCGCGGCAAGATCGTCGCGCGCCTCCTCGTCGCCCAGCCCGAGCCGCTTGAGCGCGCGCATCGCCGACAATTCGCCCGCCTCCTCGGCGATCGCGCGCATCGTTGCGATGTTGCTGCCCTCGCGCGCCGCCTGCGCCATCAGTTGCGCCAGAACCTCGCTCATCATCCCACTCCCACCATGGTCCGTTTTTCGTCGTCTGACAGGAAGCCGGCGGCGGCGACGCTCGCCCACAACCGCTCGCGATCCTCGCTCAGCGCCGGGACGCGATCGAGGTCGACCGCCAGCGTCGCCCCCGCGAACCAGCCGTCCAGACCCTGCGCCAGCCCGGCCAGGAGCGTCGCGGCGAGCGGCAGCACCGTCAGCCGCCACAGCGCGCGATTGGCCTCGCGATAATTGGCGTAGGTCGCATCGCCGGGCAGGCCGAGCAGCATCGGCGGCACGCCGAAGGCGAGCGCGATCTCGCGCGCCGCCGCCGCCTTCAGTCCGACGAAGTCCATGTCGGCGGGGCTCAGCGACAGCGGCTGCCAGCGCAGCCCGCCCTCCAGCAGCATCGGTCGCCCGGCATTGCCGGCGCCGGCGAAGCCCGCCTCCATCTCGGCCTTCAGCCGCTCGAACTGTTCGGGCGCCAGCGCCGCGCCGTCGCCGGGATCGTAGACCAGCGCGCCCGACGGCCGCGCCGCATTGTCGAGCAACGCCTTGTTCCAGCGTGCCGCGGCATTGTGGACCGCGACCGCTCCCGCCGCCGCGCCGAGGCATCCCATGCCATAATGGTCGTCGGTCGGGTTGAAGCTGCGGACGTGCACCACGTCGGGCCGCGGCCCCTCGGCATCGAGCCGCGCCCGCCGCTCGCCGACCCGATAGACATAGGCGGTCGGCCAGCCGCTCGCGTCGAGTTCGGCGGTGACCCGCTCGGGCCGCAGCGCATAGAGCGCCGCCACCCCGCCCTCGCCGTCGCGCAGCAGCTGCACATAGGCATTGCCGTGCAGCAGCAGTTGCGCCGCCGCGCTCTCCAGCAACGCCTGGCCTCCCGATCGCGCCGCGACCAGGGTGGCGAGCGCCGGCTCGCTCGCGGTGATCGGCGCCGCCGCGACGCTTTCCGCGACCAGCTTCACCGCACGCTGCGCGACGGCGTTGCCGCAAAAGGCGTCGCGCACCTGCGCCTCGTAGGAGCGCGGCCACTCGCCCAGCGCCACCCCCGTTCCCGTGCGCGACAGGGCCGGCCGGCCGCCCTCGCGCGCCGGCCTGCGTCCGAACAACCGCATGATGATCTCCCATGATGTGTCGCGGCGCCATCGCCGGCGCCGCCCGTGCCCGCCGAGGCGCCCCGTCGGTCCTCGCGTTTTCCGCCTCGCCGCGCGGTCACCGGGGCCGCGCGTCGAACCGCGCGCGCTACAGGCCGCGTACGCCCGCCGCGGCGCGGCGCCCGAGCATCAACTCGCTCAATGCCCATACCAAGGCGTCGGCACGGTCCGGCGAGCGCCCCGGCCCGTGATAGCCGCCGCCCGCGAGCAGCCCGCACATTTCGTCCTCCAGCGCGACGAACCGCCCGCAATGCCGCACCCGGCCGCGGTCGTACAGCGTCGCCACCGGCTCCGCCCGCGCCACCTTGCCGCGGCTCGCCCGCACCAGCGTCACCGGCAGCGCCACGTCCGCCGCCAGCAGCACCGAGCGCACCATCGTGCCGCCCTGATTGGCCTCCGCCACCACCCGGTCCGCATGGTGGCGTGCCGCGCAATCCGCCACCGCCCGCGCCCAGCCCTCCGGCGAAGCCGCCGCGACGCTCGCATCCTCCAGCACATAGGCGATGCCGCCACCGTCGCGACCGACCGCGACGATGCCGCAGGCGTCGCCCGCCGCGCCGTCGATCGTCCCCGCCGGCGGATCGACGCCGACGACGACGCGCACCAGCGCGACGGGCGCGATGCCGCGGCTCGCCTCGATCCGCGCCCGTGTCCACAGGGCGCCGGCCAGATCCTCGACCATCTCGCCCTCCAGCTCCTGCCGGCCGAGCGCGGTGCCGCCATAGGCATCCTCGACATGATCGACGAAGACATCGGGCAGGAAGGGGTTGTCGCGCGTCGCGCCGCGCGTCTCGACCAGCCCGCGCGTGCGCAGCACCCGCTTCATCAGCGCGGTCGGCCGCGGCGTCGTCGTCACCAGGATGCGCGGCTGTGCACCGCGCCGCATCCCCATCATCAGATTGTCCCAGGCGGCATCGCCGCGCCGCCATTTCGCCAGCTCGTCGCACCAGGCGGCGCTGTGTTCGGGGCCGCGCAGCTGGTCCGGCGCATCCGCCGAATAGACCCGCGCCACCGCCCCGTTGGGCCAGCGCACCTCGCCCTGGGTGATCGTATAGCGCGGCATCTGGCCGGTCTTGGCGACCGCGCGCAGTCCGCTCGGGCCATCGATCATCACCCGGCGCACGTCCGCGGCGGTCGCCCCGACCAGCGCGATCTGCGCGCCGCCGTCCGCCCTGGCGAGGGCGGTGACCCATTCCGCCCCCGCCCGCGTCTTGCCGAAGCCGCGGCCGGCGCGGATCAGCCAGATCCGCCAGTCGCCCGCGGCCGGCGGCGGCACCTGCCCGGCCTGCGCCCAGCCGCCCTGCCAGCGTTCGGCCAGTTCGCGCCGCACCGGAACCGGCAGCGACCGGATCAGCGGCCCGCGCTCCGCCGCGGGCAGCGCCGCGAGCCGGGCGATCACATCGGCGGGCTCGCTGCTCATGCCGCCGCCTCCCGCTGCTTGCGCCTGGCGAGCGCGGCCAGCCGTTGCAGGATCACCGCATCGCTTTCTTCACGCGTCGCGACCTGGTGCGGCCGTCCGCCGCGGTTGCGCCGCCCCGCCTGCGGCTGCTCGTGCAGCGTGAGCAGCCGCATGGCATTGGTCCAGTCGAAGGCGCGGCCCTCGCCGGTGTCGGTCGCCGCGGGATCGCCGCCCGACAGGATATGTGCGATCATCTGCGCCTTGATCGTCAGGCAACCCGCGTCGAGCGCGGCGCGCCACGCGTCGGCAAAGGCGGCGTTGGTCCGCTGCCGGTAATAGACCTGGGCGTGATCGACCCCGATATGCTCTGCCGCGGCGCGGATGTTCCCGGTGCGCGCCAGATGATCCAGGAACGCGCCGCTCAGTGCCGCGGTCCATCGGACGCGTCGGCCACGCTCGGGAAGCATGATCGTGATCGTCCTGCGTGGAACGGGCACGCCCGCGTCCTCGTCGCCCTCTGCTGCGATCGTCTCCGTCATCGCCGTCCCCCGCAAGTGCCCCGGAACGCGATCGGGCCGGCAGCGACGGGGCTTCACCCCGACCGCTCCGGCCCGACCCGCAATTCCTCATCGTTCCTGTTATGTACCCGAACAGCGTGACGATGTCAAGAGAATTGTACCAAATAGGATAGATGACGCTTTCATAAATGCCAGTCGTTTTGCACCGGCTCAAACAGAGTGTCTAACGTGCGATAATCCCACGCGATCACGCATCGACCTGTCAGACAGGTTGTGTCATAAACGGGTCTATCGTAGCTCGTAACGCGAGCCGCTGCCGACGATGGGCATTAGCCTTCAGCGGACCGGACCAGCATCGGGGACACACCGCCCAACCATGACGAACGATGGCAACCCTCTGACATACAGCGACTTATCATGAGGATGGCGCTCGGCCCGGCGGCGCATGGCCTGATCGCCAGCGACCTCACCGTGATCGAGATCGATTCGGCCTACGAAACGATCCTCGGCCTGCCCCGCGAGGCGATCGTCGGGCGCAACGTGCTCGCGACGCTCGCCGACGCCGATCGCGGCGCCGTCGAACGCCAGTTGCGGCGCATCCTCGACACCGGCGAGCCGCGCTTCTTCACCCAACGCCATCTCCGCCCCGACAGCCGGGCCCTGTGGGTCAATCTTCACGTCTCGCGGATCGGCGTCGGCGACGATCTGCGGCTTGCGGTGACCTGCCAGCCGCTGCGCGAACAGAGCACCTCGCCCTCGACCATCGAGGCGCAATGGCGGATGGCGCGGCTGCTGCTCAGCGCGATCCGCGGCGGCAAACAATCCTTCGGTTCGGCATTGATCGGCAATCCCGCGACCGAGATCCTGCTCAGCGCCTATGTCGCGGAGGCGGAGGCCAAGGCGATCCAGGGACGCGAGATCGCCGACGGCATCGCGGTCGACTGGATGCTCGCGCGCCGCTGGCTGCTCGCGCTGGGCAATGCCGGTTTCGTCGAACTCGAACGCCCTGGCCCGATCATGGAGGACACGCCGATCCGGCTCAGCCCGCAGGCGCTGACCATGCTGGAGGCGATCTTCGGCTCGCTCGTCGCCGTCGCCCAGGGCGTGCCCGTCACCGCCTAGCGCGACCGCGCCGCCGCCCGCGAGCGCAGCGCCAGCCGCATGCGGGCCAGCCAGCTGCGCGGCAGCGGGCTTCTGTGCGGCACCAGCAGCGGCTCGAACTCATGCGGCTCGAACGGCACCCGCGCCAGATCGAGCATCAGCCCGGTCACATCCTTCGACAGGGTCGCGTGATTGTCGGCGTCATAGGTCGCGCGCAGCGCCTGGCCGAGCGGCTGCAGCTTCGCATCCTGCCCATGCGGCAGTTCGTCGTCGTCGTCCTTGCGGGTGCCGCTGCCGTCCATGATCGCCGCCCTTGTCCGCGTCTCTCAACGAACGGAACGGTCAAGGGTTCAGCCGCCTTGCCTCATCGTTCCGGCGCATCGCCTGCCGCGGCGCCCTTGTGGTCGGAAGCCGCCTCGTCGGGCGCGCCGTCCCCGCCGGTCGCGGCATCGGAGCCGCCGTAGCAGCGGTCGAGATAATGGTTGGCGATGATATAATGCGCGCGGACGGCTTCGGGATGGGTGGCGCGCTGCGCCAGCTCCAGTTCGGTTTCCGCCCGTGCGTAGAAATAGGTCGTGTCGTCGCGCAT